GTAGTCTGATTAGTAGCTTCAGTAGGTACATAATATACTTTAGTGCCATCAGTAAACGTAATAAAAGGATTTGTTTTACCTGTTGCTACATTAAAAGCAGGTATAATAAAATCAGTTTTATAGTTAAAACAGTTACATTTAAATCTCATACCATTGTATACAGTCTCTATAGTATAGAAGTCTACGCCGGTTGATAGCGCAGCCTTAGCTCCAAGACCAAAGGCACCAAAATTTTCACTAGTATTTCTTTTCGTAGAATAACCTAGTTCCAATATACCTTCTAAACGTCTTGCTCCAATACCTACACCATAATCAGTGACTGCAAATGTATCACAGTAACCCACACCTTCATTTTTAGTATATACTAAATCTATTTCAGAATGTACATTAAAATGATCTCTATTGTAATAACTTTTATCAAAATTACTATCTTCATAAGCATCACCATGCCTTTCAATATAATAGTCTTCAACTTTCTTTGTACCCATTAATATTTCTATAGCTATTTCTTTTTCACGTTGAGAGTCACATGCATTTGTAACTAACTCTCTAACTGTAGATTGAACTGGCATAGAATATTGTGTAGATTGAAGAATGTCAAATACCATCTTCTCAGCGCCTTTGTTAATCTTTTTAGCAATGCCGGCGTCTCCTTGCATTGGTTTGTTGATCGATTTAATACTCATATCCTTTTAATTTGTTTATTATTTTTATAAATTTTAGTTGATTTTTAGTTAAGAATTCTATTGGGTATGGCAGATATCGTTCTTCTGCTCTTGCATTTACTGAACATATTGTAAAACTTCTAGACTTAAGTCCTTGTTTTTCAAGCTCAGTAAGTGTTGAGTTCCATTGTTCATCAACATGTTCTTGTGGATTATCTTTCGTTGAAGAATTCCAGGAATCAATATTCCAACTAGGTATGTATACGTGTTGCGCCCTGTACCCAGAAGAAGAACTATCTCCATTAAACGAAAGAAACATTACAGGTTCACTCCATTTACCATCCAGGTACATAACAATATCTCCCTCTTTTAGGTTTTTAACCCATTTTTTATATTTTGGAGTGTTCATAATCCTAATCTTTCTTCGTCCATACGATCTTCTAGATAAGAATCATGCATCTTTGCTGCGTACTCATAATCTACTTCAGGTTCTTCAAAGAACTCTTCACACTTTTCACATACAAATCCTTCTGCAGGTTCTGCATGATCTAAACAGTCTTTATTTTGACATATACCATTCATTATTGGTGCGTCGCAGCAGTAACTACGCCCGTCTTCATTATCTGTGTATTCATCCCCACAGCATGGGCTTACTAGACTTCCCATTAGTTCTCCAAATGGATTTGGTGTAGTTGATCAACTTTCAACTCTGCCCATATCTCTGCAAAGCGTATTAATTGTTCTTCTGTGTATTCTTGTTTACCTCCTGGGTCAAATACTGTATCCCATTCACTCATTTCATCAGAGTGTAAAAATTCTTTTGCATTTTCTGCCATAATTTTAATTTTAATTGGTTAATGAAAAAGAGCCCTGTTAAGGGCCCTTTGTTATAATTGTTTGATCAGTTCTACGACTTCTATTACCTGTTTCTTATTCCGAGGCATAAAAAGCACATATTGTTTGTTGTTATCTTTAAGGTGTTTTTTGAATAATTTCCACCTTAGTGGGAAAGACTCATTTGCATAGCCTTTTGTTTCAATAATCCATTTACCATTAGGATCTACAAAGTCAGGTGTATAAGTGATTGGTCTAATCTTACTACCTTTATTATATAATTTCTTTGCTGTTCCTTCGTAGCATGCTTGCGGGTAAACTATACCATCAAATACTGTATATGTGTGTTTCTCATATTCTACTTCTATTTGATTTGCTTCTAGTTCTTTATAACAAGATAATTCTAATTTGGATTGAAATTGAATGCCTTTATATATATTTTTAACTGCATTCTTTACTTTTGTTCTTCTTTTTGGATACTTCTTCATTTATTAATATTTTAATTAAGTTAGAAGCCATCTCTATACCACGTTCTTTAATCAAATCTGAAATATCTTTACATTTATATTCATCTGGTATGCATAAATTCTTAAATCCATATGTATTACATATTTTAGAGGACATTACTTGTCCCGGATTAGGTTCTTTTAAATCATTGTCATACAAAATCATTATTTGTTCAAATCTTTCATTTAATTCTTCTATCAACTTTTCACTAGGTAATTGCATTTCACTTTGAAGAGCAATAGCATAGTATCCCATTTCATATAGACACATAATGTCTTTTAATGAGGAGGTTATTATTAATAATCCCCATGCATCTGGGAGCTGTTCATAGCCTTGGACATGTTTTTTTGTTGTATTACTTGTCCATTTAACGTCACTGTAAGGAGAATATATTTTATATTTATTCCCTATCTTATAAGCATAAGTTATTGGGTTACATTTAAATCTATCATAGTTAACCCAATAGTAATCAAGCGGCTCAACGGCAAATATACATAAAGTTTTTTTAGTAATAGAGTACTTAGACCAAAAGTTTTTATCTTCTAGAGTCCAATTTCTTTTTTTCTTTTTAATAATTATAACTTTTTTGTCTTCTATTACCTTATTATGCCTGTATCCTAAACATCCTTTAGTAAAATTTATAACATCTTGTTGATGTGCTAAATTTAAATTAAAATCGTTATCTATAATTCTAAGACAATCAAAAAATGTAAGAGTATAAACATATTGAACATAAGAAAAACAATCAAAAGTGTGCTCACTAAATCCAAAGTCTTTATAGAGCAATTTATTATTCCATTTAATAATAGAAACAGTAGGAGTTTGATCTTTACGTAACTCACTACAAAATTTACTGTTAAGCTCTTTAAAACTTGGACAATAATATCTAAAAATGTCATACTCAGTAATTCTACTAAGTATGACATCTTTTGATAAATGGTCTTTACTATTTCTACTATCTATAGGCATTAAACCCAGTCGTCTGATTCACTTACTGCTTCTACATCTGCAGTAATAGGCTCTATAGTTGGAATAAATGGTCCCCAAGCAAGAGTCATATCGTAATCAGCCTTAAACTCACCATATTCAGTATTTAATTCTTTAACAAAGAAATCATCTCTTTGTGGTTTTACTCTACCAAATACTCTAGTATAAACTTTTTGATATTTACCATTGTTAACACCAACTAAACATCTAACTTCATTTTGTTTAAGAGCTGTTGCTAAATCCTGGAGTTCACCTAAAGCACTACCACCACATATATCCTCAATAGTTTCAAAGGATACTTTCCCACCTGAAGCTACATTAGCCCATGATTTAACAAATTTTATAAGAGTGTCTTCACCAATATAAGATTTACGTTGACCTTCTGATTTCCACCATTCATATGTAGGTGCTTCTTCAGACCAAGTTTCTTGCCCAATAGAATTCATCCATAAATATTTACCAGTCTTAGATTGTCTGTAGTTGTCGCTTGCTAACACTTCCATTCTAATAGTAGTATCTTCATTCTTTAACCAAAATGTAATTTTGAATCTTTCCTCACCGTTAAGGTCGATTGTATACTCAGGTTCTGTTTTTAGCATTATTCCTAACCCATGTAATTTTTCTAGATTAGGGTTAATAGCTATCACTGTAAAATTTGATAACCCAGAGTATAAAGTCATACCTCCAGTCATTACTTCTTCCGTACTTGCATTGCTTTCAATTGCCATAATTATTTAGTTTTATTTATTAATTTAAAATTCGTCTTCATCATAATCTGATCCAAACTCTTCAGCTTGTTGATCTTCTACTAGTTTCATAGTATCTTCAACAGTTGGAGTTTCCAATTCTTCCTCTTCGATAATTTGCTCAATAGTAGTTTGATTAGGATCTATTGCTTCTACTGTATCATCTATAAACTCAAAAGGAAGAGCTCTTTTTTTCTTAACTTTCTTACCTTTTAATGTAGGATGTTTAAATAATTCTACAACCATCCATGCTTCTAGATTATACTTCTCTTTAATTCCATCTCTACCAATTCCATTCTCTAAATCATTTAAGATCATAGTAGTAGTCATTCTTGTTGGCGTTTCTTGTTTTACAACCGTGCCTTCAGTTGGTACATTTGTTTCAATCATTTTTTTTGTTTCTAAGTTACTATTCATTTTAGTCTATATATATTTTATTCCAGTCTAGTGGCATCTCTTGCCCTTTTAAGTGCTCACATCTACTACCTGCTGCTATATCATCTCCAGCATTAAATGAAATCATAGTTTCTCCATTTTCTCTGTAAATATAGCCAATAGCATCAGCATTTGTACATGTAATTTGTTTTATCTTACCAGTTAAATCAAGATCTTTAGAGCTTACCTCTTTGCCCTTCTTTTCAATCATTTTATCTTTCAAATGTCCTACTAGTATAATATGATCTGCTAGTTTATTTAACTTTTCAATCCATTTTTTATATGCCATTCTTAGATATAAATACCCACCACCATTTGGTAATGATAGTACAGACAACCCTTCGTTTTTCTTATCAAAGTTTTTACCTTGAGGAACTGATTGGTATATCTTCTTACCTTCAAGCTCACACCATTCTTCTAGTTTGGTTATTGTGTCAATAGCTATGTATTTATATGGCTTATCATTTTTTATTATCTGTTGTCCAATTTCAGACAATTCTTTAAAATTGTTTGCTTTAATCTTTAAAGCATCAATCATATCTGAACCATCTTCTAGATCAATAATAAGGCAATTATCTAATTGGCTTAATACTGTAGTCTTTCCAATTTTTGGAGGACCATAAATAACCATTCTTTTAGGCGATTTGCGGCTAGCCTTTACCTTCGTTGTCGGTAGTTCCATTAGTTTTAATTTTATTCATGTTATTAATTAATTTTTCGTTTTGAGTACACTTAAAACCTTTCCTTTTAGCAAATTCAGGTTCAACATCATAGTCAGATCCTGTTCTCTTATCTATATCTTTCTCTATTTGTGTTATTACATACATGCCTAGCGCAAACGATGCGCCTAGTGCAAGTATAATTGCTACAATTTCCATAATTATAATTTTTTACGTTCATAAATTGTGAATGTTGATAAGTCTGCTTCGTATGGAATCATACCAAGCATACCATCTCTATTCTTTTCTACATGACAGGCTAATAATCCTTGTGGTGCTTCATCACAATAAGATTCTGTTATACCATATAAATCATAAGGCCTGTTAAGAATCATAACAACATGAGCATCTTGACCTATACTATCACCACCAAACAAATCTGTTAACATTGGTTGGTATTGATTTTTAGCTCTATACTCTTGTTCTATGTTTCTATTTAATTGTGACAATAATATATTTATTACCCCCATTTTAGATTGTAACCACATAGCTGTTTTAGAAACATTATTTAAACGTTGCAGTTCTGAATCAGATTCACCGGCTATTAATCTAGAATGGTCATATAAATTTATTACTGTTGCATCAGGGTAATCATTAAATACATCTATATTTACTTTCTTAATAAATTCCATATCTTTTGGAACATTATGAAAGTATATAGGGTACTTACTGTATACCTCTGCTTTATCTACATAATTTTGTAAACTAGTGTCATCTAAAGTGTCGTCTACAGATAATAAATCTGCTACGTTTTTATTTACTTTGTTAGACACAGTTCTCATAATTTGTTGATAGCCTGGCATTTCAAAGCTCCAGTATAATACAATAACATTTTTATGTTGATTAGTATCAAGCACATCAAATATTAATTGATTACTAAAGGCTGACTTACCTACGCCAGGTCGGCCAGCAATTACATACATTTTCCCTTTCTGTAATCCGCCAAGAAGATTTCTATTTAGACGCGGCCAAGCAGTCGGGTATACACTACGTATACCACGTTTAGCATCTTTTACTATCTTTATAGACTGTCTTACAGCCTTATCTATAGTTTGAAATCCTCTTTTGCTGAATACATCAGAGTTGTCTTGTAATTCTTTGGGAGTCTTCTGATTTGTTTTCATTTATATCTTCGTATTTTTCCCAAGTGTGATTATTTAACCAAGTTTCAAGATTTTGCAAATATCCTAAATTGTCTTTATCTACATCTAACTGTATATTAAGACACTTTATAATATGATCATGCGTATTCTTGTTGGCTTTGACTATTTGTTTATATCTTTTCTTAGCTTTTTCATTAGCTCGTGCTTTAGGATCTTTAGCGTGGAGTATCCTTACACCTCTACCAGGTGATTGTACCTTCATAGGATAGGCATCTATAAGCTCAGCGAACATATCATCATAATTACTAGTAACTAACAATTTGAAAGCTTCTGTAATTAAATGTTTATCTTCACTAAGCCTAAGATAACCTTTGTTTATCATCGAGTCTATATCAGGGTTTAAAGTAAGGGTTTGCAAGTATTTGTGTCCGTTTCTTTGTACAATATAGAGGTACAAATAATCATCTGCGCTAATTCCATATGCTGTAAGAAAATCTGTGTTTATTTCTATATTCATAACAATTTTTTTTATACCGTTGATATTTATATATATGCAAATATACAAAAAATATCAATAAGATTATACATTATTTATAATTTTTTTATATCGTCAATATACTTGACGTTGTTAAAACTCTTGATTGCATTCTTCAACCATTTATCTTCTTGACTATCAGCTACATACACTATAACAATTTTTCCTATTTTGTTCTCTTTGTATCTTAGCAGTCTACCAATTCTTTGTATCATAGTTAAAGATTTACTAGTTAATCCGCATATTATACCTAGCTCTGCACCTTGAATATCAAATCCTTGATTCAAAGCTTTAGTTGAACACAGTACATTTTTAGTATCATTATTAAATAACTCTAAACTAAGGTTTCGTTGTTTTTTAGTCATCTTAGAATGATATGTAACAGCTAAAGGAGAAACAGCCTCACACATATTATTAGTGAACTCATTAGAACCTCCAAAAGTTAGTATTTTTTTATCTAAATTATTTAATACTATCTTTTGTAAGACTGTTATCTTATTAGATGCATTGTCTACTACAGATTTTCTGTTTTTAATAGCTCTGTAAAACATAATAGCATTTTTCTTCTCTTCTGCATATGCATTTTTATTAGCCATTATTCTTTTAGCCTCATTAAATGCATCAAACTGTCCAAGATTATACTTATAGTGAACAAAGGATTGATTAGCTTTATTATACTCTTTCTGCTCTATTGGTGTTAACTTAACAGAAATACAAGAGATATTATAAGGGCTTACAAATCCTAATTTAATACAAGTTTCTAAATCAATCTCATACACTGTAGGTGCAAGAGATCTTAAATAGTGCTCATACTCTTCTTCTTCTGGTATAGTAGCCGTTACACACAATAGTCTGTCCCATAAATTGTTCTCAAAGAATTTTCTATATTCTGGTGCTAACCCTAAATGTATTTCGTCGCACACAACTATATCATAATGATGCCCTACTAACTTATATGCACTTTGATAGCACATAAAATTTACATCATCTAATACATCTTCATACCCCCATTTAATAAACTCTTTTCTAAATTGGTCCTGTAATTGTACAGTTGGTACTAATACTAAGCCCTTATATTCACCATCTTCAACGATTCTACGTAATGTTTCTCCAACAGCAAGGACACAGCATCTAGACTTACCAAATCCTGTACCTGCTATTATAGTACCTGTAAAATTACTCTTGGCCCACGAGTTCACAGCTAATTTTTGCTGCTTCTCTCTCTGTTTTGTTTTCATAATTCCATAAGTTTGTATTCATATAAATTTGTCTTTCTCGTTCTACTTGCCCACTGTATTTGAAATAATTATCAAACTCAATATGATTAGCTTTGAATCTTTTTTTCCATTCTTGTTCTTGTTTGCATTCCATTACAAAATGTTTAACTAGTTCTGTTTTCATATCTATTGTTTTATTTATTACCATAACTTTTTTGTTACATCATGTGGTACTACCGTATCCCATATCTTTTTCATATCTATTGTTTTAGTTTGTTAATGTTTCATCTAAGTTACATTTTACCTTGTTTTGTTTCATATAAGTTACACTTCTGTTGGTACATAATTGGTACACATTTGTCCAGTTTATTCGTTAAAAAACTGGACATTTTTGGCTTATTTCTCCCAACAGTCACTCACTGTGACTTCAGCCTTTAACAAGCCATTTGTTACTATATCTTTAGCTGCCCACTCCATTAACATAACAATGTCTTTTTTCCAAGTATCTAAATAATCATCTCTACATATTGTGTCG